CCATCTATAGTTTCTCCAGCCTCCCAATCGGAAGTTAGCTGAAGAGCCTGCTCTATGGCATCATTCATTGTCAGTGTAAAATCGTAGTTGTTTGATGTCGCCATTATCCAACACTCCCGCCTAGAATAACTGTGTTACCACTATCTGCATCTTGCCATAACCCATTGTTAATCGTCACTGTATTTCCGGATGGTTCTTCTGTTACAAATGTCCAAAATACAGAACCATCATTTAGCCCAATCCCTATCGTATCACCTACTCTCTGCGCATTAACCTTGGATGTCAATTTTATAGTGGTGGCACCTTCTAATGCATTTTCTGCTAAAGTAGTTGTGCCCATTTCAAAGCTAATGTCTGGCCTAGCTATTGGCACAGCCTGACGGTCCTCTTTAGCCCTTACAAAATCCTGTGGATGCCTCTCTTCCCAACATCCTCTAAGGCAGGTGAGAAGGCCGTTCCACTCTATCGCACATTCACTGCGCTTATATTGGCCTCCACACCTGTCACAGATAACATTGTAATCCCCTGGCTTGTAATAACTTTTTGCCATGACATTCCTTTGTTAAAGGGAGAGGTTGCCCCCTCCCATAGGTTTAGCGGTTCTTATTGCCCATGATATACTCAACAGTCATAGTAGAGGCTGCTGATTCACCATTCTGGATGCCAAATACAACAGTCATTTCCTCATCATCAGGAAGATTAGTTGTAGCAGCAGTCCCGATATGGACACCATCAACCCAATACTCAATACCGCTAGATCCATCATAATAGAACCCAAGAGTTATATATGTATTAGCAGTTATTGTGCCTACAGCAGCAGCAGATGTTGTAGTGCTATCTTTTGTAACATTAAAATCTATATTGGCATCACCATCATCCTTAGTGAAATAGATTCCATCTGTTAAACCTGTCCCATCTGCTTTAGATACTGCCTTCTCAGCTATACCAACTAATATATCAGTCTGAGCAACAGTAGTCCCGGCCTTAAACTTACACTCAAACCATAGCTTATTACCGTCACTAAGCTCAAATGATTCTCCAACTTTCTCCAATAATACAGAATCATTATCTGTTGTGTCATTTGTTAGGAGAATTGCACCGTTATCGATATCAGTTAAAGCCTGAGTTGCAGTTGCAGCACTCTCGGTTACCGTCCAATTGCCTGCTACATATGTGTCAAAATCATTAAAGTACATATGAGTGGATGTAGGGTTAAGCACCTTCATGTCACCCATCATATCCACCTTAGAAACGTCTGTTATGCCATTAGGGAATCTAGTAGGAGTGGCATTAGCAACACCTACACACATAAAACAAACAACAAGAAGGATTGAAATTAGTCTAGTCATGTCTTCCTCCTAGTCCTTGTATGGGTTAAATTTAACAGGCTTACCATTCTTTGCCCTGACAAGGATGTCATTAAGAAGCTCACCCTTAGCCTTCTTATCAAGATCCCTACATGTCTCTACGAATGGAACCACCTTGCCAGTGTTCTTAAAAAAGGCTACGCCCTTATCAAGCCTACCCTCACGAACAGCAACATCCTCTTTCTTTACAGGAGTCTTTACGCTCTTCTTTTTCTCTTCCATGTCTTCTCCATAATGTTAAAAAATGTGTACAATAATAGCCCTTAACGGGTATAATGTGTCATATATTGGACATAATATACCCGAAAGGGGTTTTAATGCTTACGCTCCAGCAGACCCGTACAGACCACGCCAGTCAGTCCAACCTGGTGTGTACCTGTCATAAGAAAAAGCCTTGGCGTTCATTGTGTCGAAATCATTGTCTTCCATCATGTCAATCTTATCCCTCTGATACATCTTCATACCATTAGGACAATTGGTCATTACAAACCATGCATCGGTATCTGTGAGATACTGATTGATTGCAACGCCCTCTGGAAGCATACCCTTATAATTCAGAGCATTAACATCATTGTTTCCAGTTCCACTCTGGAGAACAGAATCAAGCACCCTGCAAACCTCAAACTGAAGGTCAACAGGTATAATAAGCTTCTGTCCCTTAAGAGCTATGATGTTGCCTACATGATCCTGTGCCTTGCCAACCTGAATGAGCAGATCTTCAAGAGCGCCCTCAGAGAAGTCAGCAGCTACTGAAAGCTCATTACTCTGATCACCAGCATCTGTTGGATGATCTGTTGCAAGCAGTTCTTTAGCATCACCACCAGTATAATTGGAATCAAATGCTCTGTTGTACACATTGGCACAAATAGTTTCCTTGGTCTGGCGCATGGCAAATCCAGTTGCAGTTGCTCCAGACTTAGCTACCTCAGCATACTGATTATCCTGCTGCTGCTCATAAGTGACAATAAATCCCTTAGTGTATGCAACAGGGATGTATCTTGAAATGAAACCCTGACCTACAGTGTCATAATCAGCAGAACCACCCTCTGTTTTAACAGAAGCCTGTCCCATACCAATTATCTGTACATCCTCTTCGTAATTCTTGTCAGAGGTTTCAATCATGAAGAGCTGACGATACTGCTCAGCATCTTCACCATACCCCTGTCCCCACCATTTCTTTACTCCAGGCCATAACGACTTTGGAAAACTACCAGTTGTAATTACTGCCATATCTCATATCCCCCTATATTCCTGCTACGCCGTTAACGTCAGTGTGGTTATTAATTCTCACTCTCCAAATTGCATTATCTCCAACAGCGTTGTTAGAATATGGAGCAAGGCCGATGATTGTTAGCTGATTGGTAGCGTTTGCTTCAGGGCCGTCAGAAGAACCAGCATCAAGTTCAGCAGAAGACTTACCAGAAACAGTGCTGCCACCAGATCCGCTAAGAACAGCATTCAAGCCTACAGCAGAAGCATCGAGTGTTGCACCAGCATCATCCTGTATGTCGAAAATTAGATCAGGATCATCAGCAACGTAAATGACACGCTCTGTTGAAGCTGGTCTATACTGCTTAGTAAGATCGTCCCTATTAGGGCCAAAGCCTACAATAACTCCACTGATTGCATTACCATCACCATTGGTTGCTCTCTGACATGCTGGCAGAGTGCCAACTGCGAAACCATCAACCTCAGTAGTATTGGAACCTGAAGCTACCCTTATAATAGGGTCACCGATATAAAGCGCTGTAGCATAAGTGGAAAGAGCAACGAAAGCCCTGCATGCACCATTGTAAGGTGCTCCATTCTTATGAGCGACTGGCTTTAAACCAAAAGCACTATCTATATTAGCCATATTTTACATCCTCCGAGTAACTACCTCGGCTTATACTTAGTAGTTACATATTTATTTTCAGTTTTATTAAATCCATCGTCTTGGATGAGTGCATCCTTACGATCGACCTCTTCCATCTTTTCCGCTTGATCTTCATCGTATAAATCTTTGTCAATAAGCATTAGACGTCCAACAATCTCTGAGCCACCTTCATTGGTTCCAACTTTCCTATTAATACCACCACCAGCTTCAGAAGCTCCAACAGCTAGATGAGATGTATCACCTACATCCTTAGTATCTGCAAATCTCCAACCGGCAGCAAGTGCTCTCTGCACCCTGGAAGGATCAGCCATCCAATTATCATTGACAATACGTCCTACCATGCCTTCAGGAGTATTAAATGCTAACCCCTGTCTCTTAACACCAAGTCCCTGCCTTTTCTTGCGGTCCCTACTTTCCTCTTTCTTCTGTTTTGCCATTGCCTATCTTCCTCCTAGTCCCAATCGTATAATGAACAATATTCTTCTCTATCTTTAAACAAGCCCTGTGAAACCATCTTATCACATAAAACCTGTGCATCTTTTGGGAGCTGGTTAAACCCCTTCTTATTAGAACTGGTTGTAGACACACCAGATCTAAAGCTACCACTATCAACACCACCATCAGGCTCCACCTTCTTAAAGGATGGATGATCTGGAAACAATAGAGACATCTTATTCTTAAGCTTGCCATAGAACACTGCATCAAACTCAGCATATGGGTTCTCTTTCTTTAGCCTCTGCTCTAAAAGAATAGCCTGCTTAAACATGTCTGGATCAGACTCAAAAACCTCTTTATGCTCATCAAGAAACTTCTGCGCATCAGGAGTGAGCTGTGGAGCGTCCTCCTTCTTTTCGACAACTGGAGTTTCAACCTCTACAACAGGCTTCTCCAGCTTATCCTTCTGTGCTTCTAACTCCTGAAACTTTGTAGTGTCGCTATCCCTTACAGCCTCTATCTGCTGCTTCTTTATATCATCAAGAGCTTTCTCGTAAGCCCTCTCCTGAGCGATCTCCTGCATCTTCAAAATCTTCTCAGTGGTCTTCTTGCCCTCTTCAAACTGTGTGGCCATCTCTTCTTGCTTCTTGAGAGCCTCTTTCAAATCTGTTTCCAGCTTTCTATTGGTTGCCTTCATGATTGGCACCAATGTTTCTGATCGCTCAACCCACTCTTCTGCCGTGGTGTGACGACTAGGATCGCCCTTAAACTCACCCTCTGGCTGCCATCCTAATAGCTTCGCCCTCTCTTCAACCTCATTGGCTTCTGGTGCTTCCTTAACCTCTATAAGTTCCTCTTCCATTCCTATTCCTCCCTAAAGATTGCACAAATATACTCATCGTCCATTATTCTATACTTCTTCCTGTTCGCCTTATCCTGAAACACTGTACCAGCATGCTTAGTAAACATAACCTTATCGCCAACTTTAGGCTTCACATCTCCCCACTTATCCATGTCAAATGCCGTTGGCCCCATGCTTACAATTGTTCCCTTCTCTCTCTGAACCTGCATCTGATCAACTGCGCTACTAGGAAGTATTATCCCTCCACTTGTAACGTCATCAACAACTTCAGGTTCTACCACAACGTAATAACAAACTGGTGTAACTACCCCTTCCTCAATCTTAGACGCTTTCTCCCTCATATGTCTCCTCTTCCTCTATACCTGTCAAATCTTTAAAGGTTATTGCCAAAATTGCAGCCATCATCTGGTTCTTACCAATATGAACATGCTGTGCCACATCGTTATGTGCGAACTCACCAAGCCCCATCATCCTACAGTGGTTGTCCAGGCTGTCCTCCAGCCATCGGAACAACGCCTTGGTTACCGCCTGGTGCTTCCATTGGTAAAACTCCTCCCTGCTGAACTGCTCCTCCATTCTGTCCTCCATCGCTCATTTGCCTCATCTCTTCTGCTATTGCCTTATACTCCTCCAACTGTGTTCCTTTCTCTACGCCTTCTGCATCTGCCAAGAGTTTAATGACCTTTGCCTTTGATTCTTGCATCTCGTCTTGGTAGGTGACCTGCTCCCATGCAAACTTATCCTCTTCCAGCTTCTGCTTACGCTCATCCAGGACTAGTTGTGGATCTGGTTGAGGAGGTGTTTTTGGTAGCAGTTCTTGTATATCAGTTTCTCCAATAGCCTCCATATTACGCATAAATACTGCTTGGTCGTCTACAAGACCTGAGCCCATCCATTGCTGTAACGCTTGAGCTTTAAGCACTTTCTGCATATTGTTAATCTCGTCTGGGCTACCTACTGGAAGAACATTAATATCTTTATCATTGAAATCACGCTTAACAAGAGCATCTTCATTATCTTGAAAAGTGAAATAGAAATCCTGTGGTAAATATAGCCTGTTAAGTCTATACAGCTTCTGGTATTCCTTCTTTGCTGCCCTATATAGTCTCTTGTGTATGGCACTAAATAGCTTCTGCCCCTGTTCAATCCTTGCCATAGTTGTAGTGGCAGGCTCATTATGTACTGTCTGCTCACCTGTCATAATGTCTGATACAGATGAAAGCCTATCACCAGCCTGTATAAGAAATGTCAACAGGTTAAGAAGTGTAGGTGATGGTTCCTTAGTGGGAAGCGGAAAGATGTTCTTTCGTAAATCATCACCAGTAAAAGCTACAGACTTCCATTCATTGAGCTTCAAGGATATATTGCCGCCAAGCTTACCTTTACCCATCTGTAAGCCTTTACCCATGAAGCCAGCCTGACTATTGGCTATTGTACCGCTATCTAGCAACTGATTAATATTACTGTTAATTGCCCTATTTAGTGGGCCAAGCATCCTGCCAAAGCCAAGGTCATATATTGAACCGTCAAGGGATGGCATAAAGCTGAACTTAGTGTAGTAGTGTACAGGCTCAATACGAATGATCTTACCATTCTCATCTCTCTTAATCCCCTCGCTGTCAAATCTATTGGCTATACGAGCCACCTTACAACTATCCTTATGAACTGTGACAATGACAGGCTCTGCATATCCATCCCCATCTAAGTCCCAATACCTATGCTGCTCAAGGAATACATGCGGCTGATCTGGATCATCATCACTAGCCATAGCACTCTTGCTGTCAGAAAAGCTTTCTTCCTGTAGTGATGAACTGGGTGTTTCCTCAAAACACTCATCAATAAAAAATCCGCTCCTCTTCCTTTCCTCAATCTCATTTGGATAAAGCTCATACTCCTCTGTAATTCTAGGAGCAGTATCCATATCTTTTGCGTAATAATTGATTACAACATACTCAGGGGATATAAACCTACTTACTGGCCTACGAAGAAGCCCATCGTAATATGTCTTCTTAAAGCAGCAACCAAGAACAGGGAGAGCTGTTAGAAGCTTGTCCATATCCTCTTCCCATTCCTCCATCTGATCAAGGCACTGATAAGACATAAAGGAGCTAATACGCTGTGCTCTAGCAGATTTAAGCCCATCTGGGTCATCACCCTGCACCTTACATTTGACAAGATTGGAAGCCTGTATCAGATTGGGCATTGCCCTTGCGCTAAACTGTATAGCCGCTGTAGCTATCAATGGGTATTTTATATTTGCTGCACCCTGAAAAGGAAAATCTTTATTCTCGTATGTCTGCATAACAAGAGCCATAGCCTGCTTTAGGTTGGACTCCCATTCGGCCCTGCTCTCCTTATCAATGTCATACTCAGAAACAACCCTTTCGCCAATCTCATCAAGGGTGTCTTCATCCATGCCTACGGCCCTGTTTGACTTGCTAAGGTATTTGTCCTGAATATTTATCACTTCATCTCTAGCTTCCAGCTCTGCCGGATTCAGGTTGCTAGTATCCGGTGCATGGATCTCGTCCGTCATTACGTCCATAGTCGTCCTCTTCTCCATCTTCAGCTTCTGTCCACTGAGTATTTAATAACATTAGACGATATAAATTCTCCATCATATGATCGTCCTTATCCATCGGCTTCTGCGTGTCTTTATCCCACATGTATCCCTCAATTTCCATGAGGAATCTTACTAAATCATCGAACACAAATAAGCTAGGCTCTTTATTCGGGCCAACAAGGTGGTTCTTGATTTCCATAATGCCAGAAGTTTTATCCTTACTAGCAGTTTCTAGGGCATACCCATACTGGAATAAAACATTCTGCACCTTCTCAAACACTGTGCTCTCATTATTCCCATCACTCTTACTAAGAGGATCTATAATTATACGCCCCACCCTATACG